GTTGTTACAAGTGTACCATCTACATAAACATCTGCTATCATTCTAATAATAGTTCCTAAATCACTTGAAACATCAAAGTAATTCGGTCTGTATGGTGAACTTATTTGATTTGGTTCTGTGTATATTCTTATAGCCATTATATTCTTTTTACTAAATTATCAATTTGCACTTCAACAGTTTTAAAAGCTGCTTCTTCCAATCTTCTGTTTATCTCTGATTCAATTCTTTCTAAAGTATCATCTACAAACTCCGTCTTCTTCCCATTTCTTCTACTTCTTACTGTTGGACTACCTTCTTTTTCTATTGTCTTTTGAATTGCAAACGCTATCCCTAATGCTTTTTTATTGTTTGTTGCTATTCCTTTTTGTTTTATCCAGTCAACTAATGCTTGTATTGGTACTTTTCTTGCTCCTTTCTTTCTGCCAGTATTAACAAACTTACCATAGTCTAACATCTCAATTAATAAAGTCTGCCCTACTGAAGATGATGTTGTTCTATAATCTAAACTATCTATCAATTTACCAGTTGCAGAGTGGTCTTGTTTAATCAACTCTTTAGCCAACTCATTTATAATAAATTGCCCAACATTATCTAAATCTCTTTCTTTAATCATTAGTAAACAAAAGTTCCAAGTGAGCAATTCTCTATGTTTACAATAAACTCAACATTATAAGACAGTTGTAATAAGTTTCCATTTTGCATTTCGTCCAAACTATTAAACGAAGTTGTACCTAAGAAAAAACCATTTGCACCACTTTCATTTCTACTTCTTAACTCTGCAAAATATTTAGATGCAATATCTATCAATTCATCTTGCTTTGTCTGTAAAGTTGTAGATGCTTTTTCTGTTTCTGTATAGGTATTAAAGAAGTAAAATCTCGAAGTGTATGTTGTTTGTCTTGGTAATCCAGTCTTTGTATAGCTGTTTACAACCATTTCAAAGCTACGTTTGTCAATAAGTAAGTAAGGGAATGTTTTATCATTATCAGCCCAATTAACACCACTTAACTCATTGTATGCTTGTGAATTAATAGATGTAAAAGCAGTAGATACAGTTAAAGATTCGTCAACAACAGTTTTAAGTCTTGCCATAAAATTAAGTAATTAAACAAAATTACAAAACTTTATATTGTAAACTCAACGATATTAAGTACTTTATTTTATAAATATTTGTTTCCAGATATTTAATTGCTTTATGTAGTGTTGCTTTTGGTGTTCTCTATCTTTGTTATTATCTATTCTGAAACCTTCTTTTTTTCTGTTAACAAAGTCATTACTAAAATCTCTAAGTAATATGTCTTTAATTAAACTTTTGTCAATGTCTTGTGTTTTGCTTACTACTTTATCTAAGAAAGGATAACGACCTTCTACTTGCCAATATAAACCAATCTTTTCATTCTCTCTTAAATGATGATTAGTTAAGAAATGTAAATCTTCAACTTTCTTTTGTTCGTTTGTTGGTGCTATAACTTTTTTAAATAAGCCTCGAGGGTATCTTGTGGTATTGTAATAGTCATAACCACCAAACAATTCATCAGCACCCAAACCACTAAGAGAAACCCGACCACCGATACTGTGTATTTTTTCATATAAGTAATAATTAACACTTGGACTATAAAACGGTTCTTCTAATATCTCAACCATCTTAATTAAATCTTCTTCTTTGTACTCTGGAGTAAATACATTTAGCTTAATACCGTATGTTTCTGCAACTTTATCAGCGTATTTATTACCATACATTGTAACGTATTGAACATCTTTTTCTAAACCCAAGTCATATAACGCTTTAACTATCAATGTAGAATCTAAACCACCACTAACTGGCACAACTATATTATCAGTCATTCGCTTTATTATAGCATTTAAAAACGCCTTATACAGTTCTTTGCTTGGTAACATTTCCATAACCTCTTAATTGTTTTTTATCAAATTGTACTCTTGGTAGGCTTCTAAGATTAGATGAGTAAAATCTACTGCCATTATAATCATCTCTATATAAACAATGAATACCAAAGCCATCTACAAGCGTTGTTAACTCTTTAGTTTCTTTGTTGTAAATTATTATAGCATATTGACCGTCTAATTCCCCACCGTATTCATAGGCGTTTAAAATAGCTTGGTATTCGTTATCTGCAAACTCTTTGTAATTGTAAATCTCTCCATTAAATAGTAATACGTATTTATCTGTTTGATATGGTAACTCAATATCGCACTTATTTATCTCTAATCGTGTTTGAATAAGTTGGACAAACTCATCTTGATACATTCCTTGACCATCTCGACCTCTTTCAATTAAAGCCTTTGGTATTTCTTTATAACGGTAATCTCCGTAAATAGCTAAGATGCCACACATAATTCTATTAATTCTGATTCATCTTTATTTGGGTAACGCTTTCTTAATCCTATTAAATTCCATCCTATACATCTTGCTGGATTACCCACCCATTTTTCATAGTTTGGTATATCATTAATTATAATTGCACCCATTCCAATCATACAACTTTCTCCAATAGTTAATCTTTGATGTATAGAACTATTGATTCCTAAGTTAGTAAAGTTACCTATCATAACACAACCACCTAAAGTAACCATTGGTGCAATAGTAACATCATTGCCTATTATACAATCGTGAGCAATATGCGTTTTATCCATTATAAAGCAGTTATTACCGATTTGAGTGTAATCATACCTTTGTGGGCTTTGAATACTTGTAAACTCTCTTATAATGTTGTTGTTACCTATTACTACCCTACCTTTTATGCTGTCATCTCCTTTAACTTCTCCTGCTAAACCGATTGTAACATAAGGGTAAATATGGTTATTATCTCCAATGATAACATTGTCTTTTATTACAACACCTTCTTCAATGATGTTATTCTTACCTAATATAGCATAAGGACTTACAAAAGCGAAAGGGCTTATTTTATTTCCCATAATATAATTTATTAAATTCAAATATAGGTAAATATTTTTTAATGTTGTCGGTATGTATAAACTCTGTATTATTCCACTTAGCAAATCTTGTCATATTAGTACTGCTTTTAATATCTAACAACATACAGTCGTTATCTCTGCAATATATTTCTTGTTTAGTGTATTTAACACCTTCTAACTTTTCATCCATTGCTTGGTCTAATAACCCACTCAACTTAACATCATACCAACATTTGTAATCCATCTTTTCAACTAATCTCTTGCTTAACATTCTACCAGCTCCAAGTGGTCTGCCTAAATTAAGTTTATCAGCATAACCACCCCAATATAAAGACTTTTTACTTGTAGTGTCAAAGAAATAACCATCCATTAAATAAATATAATCAATCTCTTGCTCCATATAATCTAAATACAAATCAAATAAGTTATTACAGATGATGTCATCACTACCCATTAACAAATAGTAATCAGCATTAGTTTGTTTAGCTAAAGTTAAAGCTGTGTTCATTTTTCTACCAAGTGGATGGTTTTCTATCTCTACATAGTGAATCCATTTCTCTTTACATCTGTTTTGAGATGCTCCACCTTCTGAACCACTAACACAGACTTGAACATCTACATCGTTGTATTGATTTCTTAAACGTCTAACACCTTGTTTAAACATATCCCAAACTTCTGGACGTTGCCATATTGCAGTAACTATTGTTATTTTCATTTATGTTTACTTAATCTAAATTCTTTATTTAATAAATTACTACTTAACTCTTTATGTGTTATTGGTATTTGATGCTTCACATAGTTAAAACTTAATTGGTCTCTTTGTGAATAAGTTTGTATCTCGTACCACCACCGATTCATAAAAGTACGAATTAAATTGTTATCTTTTCTTATTGTTATTCCAGTTTGTATCATTCCATTATTAACTGGATAGCCTTCTTCTAAGTATTTGTACATCTGTTTAGCTATAACCTTTGGATTGTCTTTGTCTAACAATATACACGCTTGAGCTTCTTTATAAATACAGTTTCTACTTGGATGGTCTAAAGTAACAAAATCTTCATCAAAGATATAATTGTTTAAGTCTGTGTTAATTTGTATTTGTCCACCTACAACAATAGCTACATCATAATCTAATAATCTATGAAGTTGAGTTAATACATATCCACTTTTTTGTTTGTTGGTTAATGTGTCGTTTTTAAATATCTTAGTTTTCCATACATTAGACTTTTGGTGTTTATCAGATATACAGATATACTTCCAATCATCATTAATAAATGTTGGTTCTTTTAGATTGTCATAATCTCCGAATATAGGAACTACACAAACTTTTTTCATAGTTTTTTATTTAACGCTTCTTCCATTTTGAAAGATAATGAACTAAAAACAACATTTCCATATTCATCAACACTTCTGTTAAATTCACCTTTAAAGTATTTGTCTAAGTATTCATCATAGTCAG